AATGTCCCCATCTTTGTTTATGTTGATTTTAGGTTCGTACACTTTAGGTTTAGCAGCTGCTCTGGCTTTTAGCTCATTAGCTGCTACTTTTCGTTTTTCTAATTCTAGATTTTCTTGATATCTTTTCTCTTCAACAGCCGCTTCAGCAGCTTTTTCTTCAGTAATAATTTTGTTGTCTTGCAACTGTTTAACCTTAGCCATAGTCTGAGCAGCACCAGCCAAGTCACCTTGAATCTGCTGAAGTTTAGCAAGTGTTGTTAAGCCATCAACGCTTCCTAAGTCAAGTTTAGACACTGCTTCTTGCATTCTTTCTTGATTAGATGGCGCACCTTGACGAGCAATTCGTCCAAGACCGCTAGCCAGTCCTTGAGCTTGTTGAGCACCAAACATGCCAGCAAATCCCGGCGTGCCCGCTATAGGCTGCATAGGTTGTTGAGTACCGCTTATACCTGTTAATAATCCTACTAAATCATTAGCCATTATTTTTAACCTCCAAACCCTAGTTTGCTTAATAAAGTACCAAAAAGCCCGCCTTCAGTGCCTAACTGAACACCCAACTCAGCAGCTCTTAGTTTATCAGCAGTAGAAGTTTGTTGTCCAAGTAATCCTTGAAGCAACGCAGATTGTTGTCCAAGCCTCAATTGATTAGCAAGTTGTTCAGCTTGTAATCTACTTTCAAGTCCACCCAGCTCTGCTTGAGTACCAAACTGAGTACCTGCTCTACGACCAACGTCAGCAAAACCTGCTGGAATCTGTGATGCAGAAAGCATAGACAACGCTTGTTGTTGTGGCTGATAAGAAGCACCCATCAATCCGGTAGCACCTTCCAGAGCTTGTTGTTGTTCTGCTAGAGCTTGCTGACGAGCACCTAAGCTAGCTCTACCCATAGCTTCTTGACGAGCAGTTTCTTGTGCAAGCAACTCAGGTGAAGAACCACCGTAAGCAGCAGAAGAAATGCCCATACGACCTTGAGAAAGCATACGCTCTTCCAGAGCCAGACGCTGACGTTCCTCTTCAGGCATCTGTGTAGCTCTTATTTGCTCGTATATGGACTGTTGCTGTGCTGCTGGGTCTAGCCCTACCTGTCCAAATAAACCCGCTGCTTGGCCCTGTAATTGCTGTTGTAGAGCCTGTTGCTCAGGAGAGAGCTGAATACCAAAGCCTCCCTCTGGAGTAGTGCTAACACCACCCAGCGTGCTTGTAACGGTATACGGTTTAAACTGAGTACCTTCACGAGCCTGTTGAGCAAGAGCTGCCATGCCCTCCTGAGCTTGTCTACCTACTTGTCGGACATCTTGGATGTTTTCTTGGCCTAAATAATATTGACCACCTGTTCTAAAAAGATCACTAAGACCTCCTCCAGTAAGGTAGTCCATAAATTCGCCAGTAGATGCATCAGCCATTAGTAAGATCCTCCAGTAATTGTACCAGCCGTTAGTGTACCTGTGACATTCACGGTAGCGGCTGTAACAGTACCTGTGAAGGTTGGGTTTGCTTTGTCTGCTTTAGTAGCGCTGGCAGTAGCAATGTTATCAAATTCACTATTAATTTCTGTTCCTTTAACAATTTTAGCTGGGTCACCAGAAGGAAGAGAATCCTTAGAAGCAAAGTTGGTTGTCTTTATGTAATTCGACATTAGATAAGTCTCCCTAATAGAGCGTGTATGTCAATTTTTTGAATGGAAAAAGAAGAGTCATTAATCTCAGCTTCGATACCGATAGTAACTACTTCGCCGTTGCCGCTGGTGTTAACGCGAGGAGTGTTGATTAAAACAGCAGCTACATATTCAGCATCTGTGTTATACTCGCTAATACCATATTCTGCTAAGCTACTAGAACCAAACAAGAAAGTTTGTTTAGTAAAAGCAGAAGTATAATCGTAACCCCAGTTTAATGTGGCAGGTGTGTTCTGCCCGCCAATAATAGTAATGTTGAACTTCTTTAAGAACTTTAAATTAGATGCGTTACCAAAATCCATTGGGTTACTGAAATAACGCATTTGATATTTAATTGTTCCATCTATGTATCCTTGGTGTTCAACAATACCACTAGATATACCAAATAATATAGTACCATCTTCTCGCCTTGTCATAGACAACGGGTTTAATGCAGACCACGTTGTAACTCTGTGTGATCCATCTTCTAAAGGAGTCCTCATATCAAAACAGTAAACAATAGAACTATTAGGAAGTGTTAGTAAATAGAAAGCTTCTTCAGGGCTGTATAGCGATTTAATAGGATATGTTTGATCAGGCAACAAAGAAATTAAATCATTACGAACATTCTTGCTAATGTCACGCATTGGCATAGACTTTTCTTGAATGATTCGCATTAAACTTCTAACGCCTGTGTCAGAGAGGAAAAGCAAATCTGTTCCTGTATTCTGCACAGAGTCTCTGGCAACACAACCTATACCAACAATTGTATCTGACAACTGCATAGTAGCTGGTGAGCTAGCCCCTGAGTATACAAGAATAGTACGACGACCAAAGATGATTAAGAAGTCGTTGTGTGACGCTAGTGCTACAACGTCATCGTTATTGTTGGGCCATACAGTTGTTAGATTAATGCTGCCTGATGAGCCTCCGCTAAACTGAACACCAAGCAACAAGTCACTCCATTGTACAGTGTGGGTGTTGCCTGTAGTATCTGCAATCCACAGCCTGCCGTAAGCAGCTAGTGCTTCGTTAGCATACAGAGGAGTTCCTGTAGAGTGTGCGTGATCAGAGAAGGTTTCAAGAATTGGAGAGCCTTCGTGGTCTGTAAAAACCAATGGCTCGTGATCGCGTTGAAAGAAGTAAGCGTGGTCGTTCTGACATACTACTTTCCAGTTATTGCCAGTAGGAGTGTAACCAACAGGAGTAATGTCAACTAAAGTGTCTGTGCCTAAGAATATTTTATTATTACCAGCAGAAAAAACCCTAACATCACCGCTAGTGTCTTTACACTCAGCAATCATTTCAATGCCACGAGAAGTTCCTAATACACTAGCTCCATTAGTGGAAACTGTTGTATAACCTTTTCGAGCGCCAATACGACCTAGTTTGTCAATAACACAGTTGTCTGCAACAGAAGCAAAAGAAGGATCAAGACCAATAGGTGAGTCTTGTGTGTTTAAACCCATGAAGCCCGGCGCAGATACTGTGATGTTCTGTAATTGTGCTGCCATTATACAGTAGTCCAGATAGTCTCTTCAGGATGTTGTGACGCATCAATAGCAATAGCGTCAGCCAGTGTGTTATCTGCCAATGCAAACAACTCTCCTGCGCTAGTGCCGCCAGTTTCGCCACGCTCTCTAGCAGCTAAAGCTGTTGCAATTTGAATAACAGGAGAAGAAGGAACGGTTAGTTTATCTGTGTCTGCTTCAAGGTCTGCTTTACGTAACACAACGTTAAAACGTAGTTCATACACGCCATCAGGTTTAGGGTAGATATCAATACCGTTATCGCCATCATCGTCTACACCGTTAAAGCTGTAGAAGTGTGGTGGGCCAGTAGGAGCATCTTCAACAAGATAAGCGTTGTTCATCCAAGTTGATCCACGATATTGCATGAACCAATTAGAAGTATCGTTAATGACATCTAATACTTTCATTCGATTTTGTGAACCGTTTAGAACATAGTTGAAAGCAGTATCTGAAGTTGTTACAGTTAAAGTTGTGCGTAAAGCCGTCCAGTCCCAAGCATCTTCTACACTTCGTTTAGCGTCGTTAACAAACTCTCCAACAAGGCGTGAGTAACTGTTTTGATCAACAGAGGTTACTTCTTCCTCACGCAATCTACGTAATACTCTGTTTACAATTTGTAAATATGTCATTAGTAAGGAAACCTCTTTAATAATTCAGCGCTTGTTAACATTCCTTGGCTTTCGTTTTCTAACGCTTTTTGTTGTAGAAACTGAGCTAGTGGATCAGTCCGCTGTGGTTGATACGATGTTAGTTGTGGAGCTGCCACATCTATGTAGTTTAATAATTTCTGTGTGTCTTCTACTTTTGTTTTCATTTTCCATAAATCACTAAACAAACCGTCAGTAGTTCTAGTAGCCGCTGCACCGGGAGCACCAGCAGCTCCAGTGGCGCCTGTTTCGCCTTGTACTCCTTGCTCACCAGTATCACCTTTTTCGCCAGCAGCACCAGCAGCACCAGCAGCACCAGTAGCACCAGTAGCACCAGTAGCACCAGTAGCACCAGTGTCGCCTATATCGCCTTTAGCACCAGTAGCGCCAGTGTCGCCTATATCGCCTTTCGCACCAGTGTCGCCTTTATCGCCTTTATCGCCTTTAGCACCATCTATACCGTCTATACCGTCTAGACCATCTAGACCATCTATACCGTCTAAACCATCTATACCGTCTAAACCATCTATACCGTCTATACCGTCTATACCATCTATGCCGTCTATGCCGTCTAGACCATCTATACCGTCTACACCGTCTATACCGTCTA